AAAACGTATACAAGCATCTGAGGAGGATCCTATCCGTTACGGTTTTGATCTAGACGGCTGGGAAAGAATGAGACTCAGTCTCAATAACTACAATGAGTGCCTAGTACTAGGAGGGAATAGAAGTGGTAAGACCACTGGCTGCGCTAAAGTAATAATGCAAGCAGTAATGGACAACACTGATGGTCATATTGTATGCTTCAGTCAAAACGCCGATACCTCTGTTAAGGTACAGCAGTCCGCTATATGGTCTATGATGCCCCGTGAGTTTCGTAAGAAAACAAAAAGTATCGAAGGTTATATAAATTATTCTATGCAAAATGGTTTCACCGGTAGTAGTTTTATCTTTCCAGATACTAGAACACGAGTAGATTTCAAAACTTACACGCAGTACAGTAATAATCAAACCATCCTAGAAGGTTTCGAGTTCGGTTTTAAAAAACCAGAAACCTTAAACGTAGGGGCTTGGTTAGACGAGTACCTTGGGGACGCGGCTCTAGTAAATACATTACGGTTTAGATTAGCTACTAGAAATGCTAAGATGGTAATTGGATTCACTCCAATCGATGGTTACACTCCTTTCATCAACGATTACTTAAAGGGAGCCGAAACTAAGAAAACTAGAAAGGCTGAGTTACTAAAGAATAAAGAAGTACCTATAGAGCAGTACAGTCCAGAGAGAGATGCTGGAGTTGTGTATTTGCATTCAGACGAGAACCCATTTGGCGGGTACGAACGTATAGCGAAAGACCTCAAGGGCAGACCCGAAGAAGAGATTATGGTACGTGCTTATGGAGTACCGGTAAAATCAATGACAAGTCTGCTACCATTATTTAACACAGAAGTAAATGTATTATCCGAAGTACCCAATAAAAACAAAAGAAGATTTCCAGACATCACTGATAAGTCCAACTATAGTTGTTATCAAGTGGTCGACCCCGCCGGAGCAAGAAACTATGTTGCAATCTGGGCGGGAGTTGATAGAGATAATAACGTCTATATTCGTAAAGAGTTCCCCGACCGTGATACATACGGAGAGTGGGCAATTTTTGGCGATCCAAAGTGGCGTTTTGGTCCAGCCGCGAAAAAGATGGGGTACAATGTAGAGGGCTACGTAGAACTATTTAAAGAAATAGAAGAAGAGTTAGGAATTGAAGTAATCGAAAGAATCGGGGACTCTAGATATTTCGCACGTGAAAATGAGAACAATGATGATTTGTTCACTGCCTTCTATGATTACGGTATGAACTTCATTCCTAGTGACGGTAGAACAGAAGAGATGGGGATTACTGCATTGGACGAGTGGTTCAATTACAATCCTAACGTAGAGATAGATGAAGCCAATCAACCCAGATGTTATATACACAAAGAGTGCGGGAACTTGATTGATTCCTTAATTAATTACAACTCTAACGGAAAGATGGACGAACCCCTAAAGGACTTCTTTGACGTAATCAGATATTTACGAATGGCAAATGGCGGCGAAGGTCCCGACCATATAGATGCCAACGATTATAAAACTATAACAAATACAAAAGGAGGGTACTAATATGCCTAAGAAAAAACTAAAGGAAATAGCAGAAGAATACGGGATACCTTTCGAGGAAGCCCTTGATCTAGTCTTCAAAGAACTAGAGGAAGAGATGGTTACCGGAAGGGGTAAAAGTACTTGGATTAATGCAGACGGTCAAAGGATTCTAGATGAGTTCATATCAATGCCGGTTCTTTACAGAGGACCAGTTCTACAACAAGCTCCTAATCCTATGTACGTTATGGTGTACGTAAAGGAACTGAGTAAAAAAGTCCCAGTTAAAATACCTAGACGTATGCAAGGTAAAATTACAAAAGGTAAATTAATCTACTTAGAAGCTGACAACAGTACCGATAATCCAAAATACAACTGGGTAAAAACACCTCAAAGAGTATAACTTAGGTTGATAGCTGTGATATTATATTAAATAAACTATGCAAAGTGACTCAATTTCAGAAAGCCTTACTTACGTAGGGAAAGAGCCAGACATTAATACATTACGTTACGCGTACGAGCAGACTACGGTAGAGCTAGAATCATACTTTGATTTGTGCCGTACAAGTTATGACGATAGGCGCAACTGGTGGGCTGGTAAATCCCGCGATCATCGCAAGCACGGAGCTGATGCTTTCCCTTGGGAAGGAGCTGCTGATATGGAGGCGCATACGATTGACGAAAGAATTACTAGATTAGTATCTTTGTTTATGTCATCTTTGAATCGTTCAAACGTAAGAGCATTTCCGGTAGAAAGTACAGATATACCCCGAAGTAAAATAGTATCTAGTTTCTTGAAGTGGATGGTATCAAGTGGTTATATTCCACGTTTTAAAAGAGAGATGGAACTCGGAGCTAATTATTTATTAGAGCGCGGTATATTGATGACTTACGTAGGTTGGCACAGAGAGGACCGCAGATTTTTACAGCGCTTAGACCTTAATCAAATCGCTGAGATAGCACCAGAGGTAGTAGAACTTATATCCGGTGGAGAAAATGATGATGAGTTAGTAGCTTTACTAGAAACAACTTTTCCGGGAGTAACTAAAAAAAGAGCTAAGAAAGCTCTCAAGGACTTACGTAAAAATGGAGAAGCAGAACTTCCGATAGTTCGCAGACAGATAGATGCTCCAGAAGTAAAAACACTTGCGCCGGATGGAGACTTTTTCTTTCCTCCTTATGTTACGGATCCTCAAAGAGCACCGTACTGTTTTTGGAGAACGTACTACACAGCTCAAGAGCTAGAGAATAAAGTACTGACTGACGGATGGGATGAAGACTTTGTTGATTACATTATTCAGCACTACAGAGGAGTCAGCATAGATAGTATAGAGCGCGAACAAGAAGGACGTAGAAGTACATCCTTAACTGACAACGCATACGAAGCAAATGAATTAATTGAAATAGTATACGGTTATCAGCGCTTGATAGATCCAGAAGATGGTTCCGAAGGTATTTATTGTACTGTCTTCCACAAGCAATTCACTGGAAACGAAGAAGCTCCGGGATATGCTAAGTTCGAGTTATTGAACGGATACGAAGATTATCCAGTAGTAGTTACTAAACTTTCTGAAGATAGTAAGAGGCTCTATGATACTCAAACTATTCCAGACATCCTTCGCGGTATTCAGAATCAAGTCAAGGTAGAAAGGGACTCACGTATTGATAGAAACAGTCTAGCTACTCTACCTCCGATTTTGCACCCCGTTGGTCAAGCACCAACAGATTGGGGTCCCGGAAGGATGATACCTTACCGCCGAAAAGGAGATCTTGATTTTGCTCCGACTCCTCCATCTCCAGTTGGTTCCATTGAAATAGAAAGAACAATGGAAGCACAAGCGGATAGATTATGTGGACTTGATGAAACATCTCAAATATCTCAAGTACGTAAACAATTTTTAGTGGATAAGTTTTTACAACACTCAGCAGAGGTTTTACAGATGTGTTATAAATGCTTCCAGCGGTTTGGACCGGACTCAGTTTTCTTTAGAGTTACCGGATCGCCAGACCCCGTAGCTTTCAACAAGGGCAACCCAGATGAGAACTACGATATAATGATTTCATATGATGTCCTCAATTCGGATCCAGAAACTCAAGAAAAGAAACTTAATCAAATGGTTGCGCTCACGCAACTGGACCGCAGTGGTCGCATTAACATTGATAGCTTGCTTGATGCAGCTGCTAACAGTATTGATCCGGTACTCGCGGATCGTGTGCTACAACCTACAGAAGCAGCTCAAGAACAAGTTGTAAATCAAGTAACTGATGACCTCGCTAAAATCTTTGCCGGTATTGAAATGCCAGCGCGTCCTAACGGTGCTCAAATTGCTCTTACTGTTATTCAGCAGTACGCTTCTCAGCCGGACGTTGCACAACGACTACAGTCAGATGAAGCCTTTGCAGCGAGACTTGAAAAGTACGCTGGGCAGTACACATTCCAAATGCAACAAGCACAGAACGCTCAAATCGGAAGAGTTGGAACAGAACCAGCTCAGATGGGAGATATTCAAACACAAGGAATGTAAAGGAGCCAATATGACAGAACTCGAAAGAATAATGCTTGGAGTAGTTACTGAGCCCACTGGTAATGTACCTTTACCTATGTCTACTCAAGGTCAAATGCTAGGTTCGCAAAAATCAAACAAAGGATCTATGTTTGATGCGTACTTAAGCTCAACTAGAAAATACTTCGGGAATGATCCAGCTGTATTAGCTGGTCTAAGTGGTAACGCAGCTGTTGAAAGTGCTTACAGTTTTGATCCCGCTCAGAAGCAAATCGGCGGAGGTAAAGGTTATGGAGTTTATCAATTTGATTTTCACAGACCTTATTATAACACATTCCTTAAAGAAAACAATCTTAAAGATAATGTTGATTCTCAAAACAAATACGTTTACGAAAATATTTATGGAGATCTTCAGAATATTGTCGGCGAAGGGAATGCTAAAGCTCTTCGTGAAGCATTTGAAAGTGGAGACCCTCAATTAATAAACGAAACATTTAGAACTAAATTTTTAAAACCTAAGAAAGAAAAAGCACATACTGATAGAAGAGCTGAAAGAACAAATTTTTATTTTAATCAATTCAATAAATGAGCCTAGAAACGGATTTAACTACCTTAAGTAACCACGAGCACTTTGCTCGATTCCTACAAGTAATCTCGGATTTAAGAGAAGAAACAATAGAGGAGTTACACAACGCAAGTAACGAACAGATACAACAAATCTCTGGTCGTATTTTAACATATGATCAGATACTACAGATGTGCGACTGGAGAAATTTACAAACTAAATTTTCAGAAAGAATTTAACTTGATATATAAGTTATAATATAACCATCGTGATCGCTCACGTAAAAAAGCGCAAACATTATGTCAAACGAAATCACCGAGGGAGTCGCTGAACCCTCAACAGAAACAACAGCGTTACAGTCAAATATGTCAGCAGCGGATTTTGTAAACCGCCGCTTGGGACAACTAAATGAGGCAACTCAAGAGGAGACTCCCATTGTTGAAGCAACAGATGAAGTAACTGAAGAAGCCGCAGTCGAGAGTACTGAAGCAGAAGTCAATGAAGAAATCGTTGCTGAACAAACTGAAGAAACCGAGGATTTATCCGAGGAATCAACAGATGTTCTTTCACAGTTAGATCTAGATGAGATGTCCGAAGAAGACCTTCGTGAACTATCCGAAAAGCTAGGAAGTAGAGCAGTCGCTCGATTTGGGGAGCTTACAGCAAAGCGTAAAGCAGCGGAAGCTAAACTCAAAGAGATGGAAGCTCAACTCCAAAACAAGAATCCATTAGAAACTCAAGAAGTAGCCAATAATCCATACGCGTCAGTAAACAGCATAGAAGGATTACAAGAAAAGGCGAAGGAAGTAACAGATGTCATAGAATGGGCAGAGGAAACATTGTTTAACGCAGATGGATACGGACCCGAAGATGTCGTAACTGAAGTTGAAGGAAAGGAACTAACCAAGTCAGACGTGCGTAAGAGTTTACTCAACGCTCGTAAAGCTCGGGATAAATTCTTACCGGCTCAACTAAAGTCAGTACAAAGGGTAGCGCAATCAGAGCAGCTCAAAGAAGCCTTTGATGCCCAAGCTAGTACTGAACTAAACTGGTTACAAGGAGAAGATAATGACGTACGAAAAAGCTACGAAGCTATGATCGGAGACCCAAGATTCGATTCACTACGTAAGAAAGCAGATCCGGAGGTTGCAGCGCAACTTAACTATCTGATGGCTCACGCAGCGAACAGTATCTACGGTAGAAAACTAATCAAAGAAGCTCCGAAAAGCGCAACGTTGACTCCACCAAAGACAGCCGGTACAGCCGCATCTCAATCAGAAAAAACTGTAGGAAAGTCAGTTAAGGCACTTAAAAATCTTAACCAACAATTTAGACAATCTGGCAACAAGAGTGATTTCATTACTCTCAGAACTCTACAATTAAAAAACCGATAATCCTAATTATAATATAAAATGTCATTCTCAAATACATTCGATACTACAAATCCGGGATCTGGTGTTTCCAACAGAGAAGACTTGACTGATGTTTTGTCAATTCTTGCTCCCGAAGAAACTCCTATCCTTTCTTCTGCTTCAAAGCAGAAAGCTAGTTCAACATTTGTTGAGTGGACTGTCGACAGCCTAAGTGCACCATCAACTGCTGGTGTTGCTGAAGGAGCTGACGTAACAGCCTTCACTGACAAATTCTCTGGTCGTGCTCGCCTCGGCAACTACGTTCAAAAATTCCGCCGTGACTATATGGTATCAGACCTCCAAGAGGCTGTTGATTCCGTAGGTCCAGCTAAGATCGCTCAAGCAGAAGCTAAAGCAATCCGTGAAATCAAACGCGACATTGAAGCTACCCTTGCTGGTACTCAAGACCGCTCTGTTGAAAACGGTGCTGGTACAGCTTATGGTTTACGTGGTTTAGGTGATTGGATTGATTCAGCTGGTCCAGCTGACGTTCCAGCTGCTTTCCGTACTCCAGCCGCTTCAATTAACGCAGCCGGTAATGCATTCAACGAAAC